GCCGCGGGGCATCTCCGCATGGATGGACGACAACGAGCTGCAATCGAAGCTCTTCATGAGCGATAAGAAGATCACGAAAGGCAGCCTGCAGGGGTTCAGGGTCATTGAGCCTATCTGGACCTATCCGGGGATTTATAACTCCGACAACCCGCTGAGCCCGGATTTCTACAAGCCGACTCAGTGGTTTGTCATGGGCCGGACCGTACATGCAAGCCGGATGATTGATTTCGTCTCGCGGCAGGTGCCGGATCTGCTGAAAGCATCGTATAACTTCCGCGGCCTGTCTCTCTCGCAGATCGCCGAGCCTTACGTCAATAACTGGCTTCGCACCCGCGACAGCGTCAGCGACATGATTCACTCGTTCTCAGTTCCGGTAATCGGAACAAATATGAGCACGATTCTGCAGGGCGGTGGGGCAGATAGTCTTCTGGCAAGGCTTGATGTCTTCAACCGATGCCGCGATAACCGTGGCGCATTCGCTAAAGACAACAACCCTACCCAGCCAGAAACGGTTGAGTTCGTTAACGCCCCGCTTAACGGTCTGGATGCCCTGCAGGCACAGTCGCAGGAGCAAATGTCTGCGGTTTCGAGCATCCCGCTCGTCAAGCTGCTGGGAATTACTCCAAATGGCCTTAACGCAACGTCTGACGGCGAAATCCGCGTTTTCTACGACTACATTCACGCCCTGCAGCAGTCTGTTTTTAAAGACAACCTGAAGCGCGTGATGGACATCATTCAGCTCTCTGAGTTCGGCGACATTGACGATGGCATAACCTTCGACTTTGAGCCGCTGTACGAAATGAGCGCTAAAGAGCGGGCGGAAATTCGCAAAGTAGACGCTGACACGGACGCTGTCTATGTGGCCGCCAGCGTGCTCTCTGGCAACGAAGTCCGTGAAAAAATTGCCGGTGACCCGGACTCGCCCTATCACTCTCTGGACCTGAATGATGACCTCGAAATCGAAGACGACTACGACGAAGAGGAAGAGCCCACCGTGACAGCTAATGACTCGAATCAGATGAATGGGTATGCAAGTGTTAAGCCCGATGCAGAAACGGCGTCTGCCATATATTCGCACCTTGAATCTCTTGGCATAAATAATTTAATCGCCCCGAGTGACATGCATGTAACGCTCATGTACTCACGCAACAAGCCAATCACGGTAGATGCTGACCCTGTTAGGGTTTATGAGGCACAAATTAGTGGCGATATCGAAATTATGGGCAAGGAGCCTTGGCGAGCCTTGGTTATGCATCTTGAAAGCCCTGACCTGCAAAAGCGTTTTGCGGAGCTGAAGGCCTCTGGTGCAGAACATTCATACCCAGAATATTGCGCTCATCTTTCCATTAAATACAACCCCGAAAATGGCGACTTGCAAAAGCTGAAAGATACTCCGCTACCCATCAAGGTTATTCGTCTGGATGGAGAGGAGTTTAAGCCAATATAGGAATTCCTGATGACCGGAAAGAAAAAGCCAAAAACTATCCGGCCTATCAGGCCTAACGCTGGCGTCGAAGCATGGTACCGCCGACAGCTTGATAAGCAGGTGCAGGAAATGCAGGCATCTGTTGTCTACTGGCTGTCGGCAAACTATCGGGCCAGCGGCGCGGCTGTCGCCATGGATGAGTCTCCAGCTGATGTTATGCGCAAGGCGATGAATAAGCTGGTGAAGCGCTGGAAGCGGAGGTTTGATGACATGGCGCAAAAGCTGGCCGACAGGTTCGCTAAAGACGCCATGAAAAACGCGGATGCTTCACTGGCCACAGCCTTCAAAGATGCGGGGTTTACTGTCGAGTTCAAGATGACCTCGCAGATGAATAACGCTCTTCAGGCGACCATCGCCGAGAATGTCGGCCTTATCCGATCCATCCCCGAGAAGTATTTCACTGAGGTGGAAGGGCTGGTTATGCGGTCGGTAGCGCGCGGTCGCGACTTATCCTATCTCACCGATGAACTCGAGAAGCGATACGGGATTACCCGGCGCCGTGCGGCATTGATCGCACGCGATCAGAACAACAAAGCAACCTCAGTAATGCAGGCAGCAAGGCAGCAGTCACTTGGCATCACTCAAGGCGTCTGGAGGCACTCACATGCTGGCAAAGAGCCGCGACCATCCCACGTTAAAGCTGATGGAAAGGTGTTTGAGCTAAGCAAGGGAATGTATCTGGATGGTAAATGGGTGATGCCTGGAGAGGAAATCAATTGCCGTTGCACCTGGTCACCAGTAATACCAGGCCTATCGTAAATAATCAAAATCAATCAAGGTCGCTAAGGCGGCCTTTTTTATTGCCATAAGCGGGGAAGTCTATGGACGAACTCGAATCCTACTCGCTAGCCGAGGATGAGGATAAGTGGATAACCATAAATGGTTCCCACGTCAAAATTGATGAAAATGGAGATGTTGTTGCTGGCGCTGAAGGGAAGATTAATAGTAATAAAAATGAAAAGAAATCAGCCGGGGAAAAACTATCAGCCAATGAAAAGTCAGCCATTTCCAGTTACTCAGGTGACAATTTCTTAAAAATAAACTCAGATCTTCGTAAAGGTAAAGATGAAGACCCTGATGTGGCACGCATTGACTCCGCCATTGGCAAGGGAAGTTTAGAAGGTGGAACGCTTTACCGAGGAATGAGCAGGGAGGACGCAAAAAAACTGTTCCCAGGCGGAGATATTAAAAAAGGAATGGTTGTTTCAGACCCTGCTTTTCTTTCCACATCTAAAGAAAAAAAGATCGCCGGTATGTTCAGCATCGGCGGTGTAATGCTCCAAATAGAAACAAATAAAGGTGACAAGGGGCTAGATGTTACTGGTCTTTCCAGCAACAAGCATGAAGATGAAACATTACTTCCACGCAATGCAAAAATGGAAGTGATTGGAGTGCATCCCCCAAAATCACCGGGGCAGCCGGTGACAATAAAGGTCAGATACATAAGCGAGGAAAAGAGACCCGCAATGGACGGGATTACGGAAAGCCTGGCATTTGACCGCGCATCAGTGCGCTCGTTTGATGGAAACGGCAGGCTTCAGGTTAAGTTAAGCAATATCAGCAAGGCGAATGTCTGCCCCTATTTCGGGAGAGAGATTCCAGGAGCTGAAAAGCTCGGGTTGGAGCCAGATAAGATCTACCAGTTATGGCGACACCCTGATGAACTGAAAAAAGCCGCTGCAACATTCAACAACATCCCCCTTTTATCAATCCATACACCTGACTTCCCCGGCGATCCACCGCGTGAATATCGCGTTGGAGTAACGCATTCAAATGCAGACTTTGACGGAACGTATCTGACAAACGGTTTATCAGTTTGGGATGACTCCGCAATAGCCGGTATTGAGACGGAAGAGCAGGAAGAATTGTCTTCGTCGTACCAATACGTCGCTGACATGACCCCCGGAGTTACACCGAATGGAGAGCCGTATGACGGCATCATGCGGGACATCATCGGGAACCACGTAGCGCTGGTTGAAAGAGGCCGCGCAGGAAGCGACGTATTGGTCGCAGATTCATTACCCCCGGAGCTTAATCACATGCGTAAACATAAGGTAGCGGCGATCCGCGCCACCCTTAAGCCACTTCTGGCGCAGGATGCAGATCTGGAGGCAGAAGTCCGCAAAGCTCTTCTGGCTCTTGATGAGGCCGAAAAGGAAGACGAAAAAGAAAACAAACCCGCCGACGACGAAGATGACGACGAGAAGGATAAGAAAAAAACGGCGGACGATGAGGACGACGAAGAAGACAAGGACAAGAAGAAAACCGCCGAAGATGAAGACGATGAAGAAGACGACAAAGTCTCCAAAACGGCGATGGACTCTGCGATTCATCTGGCAGCCGACAGCGCAACTAAAAAGGCTGCGGAAAACTTCCGGAAAATCCGTGAAGCAGAGCAGGTCGTCCGCCCGCTGATCGGCGACGTCGTTGCCATGGACTCAGCCGAAGATGTCTATCGCACCGCGCTTGAACAGAGCGGTGTGGATATCGCCGGCGTTCACCCTTCCGCTTATCCGGCGATGGTCAAAATGGCGATCAGCCAGAAAGAAAATTCACGCCCTGTCATTGCGCAGGATTCCGCTTCCGTCAGTGAGTTCGAAAACGCATTTCCGACCGCTGGCAAACTGAAACGAGGTTAACATGGCAGGTTTTCAGACACGAATTAACCAGTATCCGGCCCCCGGCGTCGAAGGGGCCTTTGCTGGTACCAACCCTCACGCGACCTATCAGGCTGGCGAGGGCGCTCTGGTTGCTGGCGAGGACGGCCTGACTGTCGGCCGCTTCGCCTGGGATGTTGACGGTGTGGCTTCCAATGCCGGTAGCGGTGTTCCGTCTGGCTTCGTCCATCGTGATGGTCAGGCCTCTATCACCGTTTGGCTGGGTCAGGCATCCATGCTTATCCAGCCCGGCCGCGAAATCACCCTGATGGTTGCCGGCGACTTCTGGGCCAAAACGTCAACCGCTGCCACCCGCGGGCAGAAGGTTTTTGCATCCCTGACCACCGGTGAGGTGCAAGTCGCCGCAGCCGGCGCAACCGTGGCCGGTTTTATCGAGACCGAATTCTATGCCGCAAGCGATTGTGACGCTGGCGAGCTGGTCAAAATCAGCACCTGGAGCAAGTAATGAACGAATTTCAGCGACACTACGCCGCAGCCAGCGGGAAATATGGCATTGTGCTGCCCGGCGCGAAGGACTACCTGAAGCCGGAGTTTGCGGAGAATTTCGCGCTGGCGATGGATGCCCAGCCGCAAATGGTTACTGCGAATAACGCCGGTATCCCGGCCTACTTCACGAACTACGTCGATCCGGAACTTATCCGCGTACTCGTAACGCCGATGAAGGCCGCAGAGATTATCGGTGAAGTGAAAAAAGGCGACTGGACGACGCTGACCTCGCAGTTCCCGATCGTCGAGTCGACTGGTGAAACCAGCGCTTACGGCGACTTCAACAACAACGGCATGACGTCTGCCAACGTCAACTGGGTACCGCGCCAGTCTTTCCATTATCAGACTCACACCCGCTGGGGTGAGCGCGAGCTGGACATGTATGGCGCCGGGCGTATCGGCTATGCCGCCGAGCTCAACGTGGCCTCTGCACTTGTGCTGAACAAGTTCCAGAACAAGTCCTACTTCTACGGCATCGCCGGGCTGGAAAACTACGGTCTGCTCAACGATCCGTCTCTGAGCGCTTCGGTTACTCCGGCGGCAACTGGTTCCGGTGGTGGCATTACCTGGGCATCGAAAGACGGTCAAGCCGTATATGACGATATCTCCGGCCGCCTCTATAAGCAGCTGGTCTCTCAGACCAAAGGCCTCGTAGAGCGTACGGATCGTATGGTGCTCGGTATGTCGCCGGAAATGGAAGTCAACCTGACCAAGACGAACATGTATAACGTGAACGTCACCGATCAGCTGAAGAAAAACTTCCCGAACCTGCGTATCGAAACCGCTGTTGAATACAGCACCGACGCCGGTGAGCTTGTGCAACTGATTGTTGAACGCCTGGGTGAGCAGGACACCGCTTACGCTGCATTTACCGAGAAGATGCGCGCCCATGCTGTCGTGGTGGAAGAGTCTTCCTGGCGCCAGAAAAAATCCGGTGGCACCTGGGGTGCAATCATTCGTCAACCGCTGGGCATTGCCAGCATGATCGGGGTGTAACATGGCCGAAACAGTAACTGTAGGATGCAAACTGCCGAACGGCCTGATCCTGGAGCAGGGCGCGTACAAGGTGGAACTTAACGGCTCCAACTCCTCTCTCGTTTTCGGTGGCTATGGCCTGACCGAAAACGTGGACAAGGAAGCCTTTGAGGCGTGGCTGGCAGTACATGCTGATCAGCCCTACGTTCGCAAAGAGCTGGTGTTTGCCCAGGCGAAAACCAGCAGCGCCCAGGCGAAAGCGAATGAAAACGCTTCGGAGAAAACCGGTCTGGAAGGTCTGGATCAGAACAACCCGGCCCCGGGCATTGAGAAGGCGGACAAAAAATAATGGCGATCGTTGTCTTTGATGTTGCCGCATTTCGTGAGCGTTATCCGGAGTTCGATGCCGTAAGTGAAACGCTGCTTAATGCGTACTTCACGGAGGCAACGATTTACCTGAATAACACGGACAGCAGCCCGGTAAAAGATATCTCTATCCGGGCTCTTTTCCTGAACATGCTGGTTGCGCACATTGCGGCGCTGAATTCAGGCGTAAACGGCGAAAAGGCTTCTGGTCTGGTTGGCCGTGTGGCAAGCGCATCTGAGGGGTCAGTGTCAGTATCAGCTGACGCAGGCCCCTCAAGCGAAAGCTCCTGGTGGTATAAGCAGACTACTTACGGGTCAGCTTACTGGGAGGCCACAAAGCCTTACAGGACTGGTTTTTATGTCCCAGGCTCATCCCCTTCAATGTACCCGGGCCATTATAACCGTCGTTCATTCATCCGGAGGTAGCTATGAATGGAATGTCAGGCGGCGATAAGCTGATGGAGCACCTGCAGTCGATCGCAAAGGGGTTGTCCTCTGGCGATGATTTAAAGGTTGGCTTCCTTGAGGGGGCTAAGTACCCCGACGGGACGCCGGTAGCACTTGTGGCAGCCACCAACGAATTTGGCGGCACTGTAAAAATCCCGGCGCATACCCGGGATTTGAACTTTTACGTTCGCCGTGACGGCGTTTCTCGCTTCGCTAAGCCATCAAAGGCCAATTTCGCGCAGTCAGTAATGATACCCGAGCATATCGTTACGATCCCATCCAGACCGTACTTCAGGAAGACCATTTCTGAACATGGGCCGGAGTGGGGCGGAGAGCTCGGGAAGCTCATGAAGGCAAACGATTTTGACGCCCGCAAGAGCCTGGCGCTGATGGGGGAGCGGATCAAGGGGCAGATTCAGTCGTCCATCATCGCCTTTTCTGAGCCGCCGAACGCAAAAAGCACGGTCGACAAAAAAGGGTTTAATGACCCTTTGGTGTGGAGTGGTGGCATGCTAAACTCTGTTGATTATGAAGTTAACGATGGGGTATAGCATGGGGCGAAAGGCGATAGATTACACAGGCAAAAAGTATGGAATGCTCACCGGTTTAAGAAATACCGGACAGAAATTTCATAAGGGGTTTGTGTGGGAATGGTTATGCGACTGTGGAAATACGCATCAAGCACTCCCCCAGCATGTCACTTCTGGTTCGACTAAAAGTTGCGGATGTTACCGAAAGGAAAAGTCCGTGATTAAAGCCGGAGAGACCTATGGATACTTAACTGCTATCAAAAAGACTGAGGAGAAATACTTCAATTCTTACAAGTGGTTATTTGTCTGTGTCTGTGGAAAATTACTATCCCTTTCCGCATCCCATGTTATGGGCGATCAAAAAAGCTGCGGATGTATGCAGCATTCCAATCCGCACAAAACACATGGCATGGCAAATTCTCTTGAATACCGATCATGGCAGGAAATGAAGGCCAGGTGTGGTGGTAAGGACGAAGTTTCCATCAAGCATTATGTTGAGCGTGGAATAGATTTTTGTCAGGAATGGAATAGCTTCGATAGGTTTTATCAAGATATGGGGCCTAGACCAGCAGGAACATCTCTTGAGCGCATCGACAACGACCTTGGTTATTCTGCAGCAAACTGTCGCTGGGCGACCCAAAGCGAGCAGATGGCGAATACAAGGAGGACTATCAGGGTATTTGTTGATGGGGTGGAATATTGTCTCAAGCATGCCTGCGCTTTAAGGGGTATTAACTATGACAAAGTCAGATCAAGAATTAGAAAAGGAATGCAGCCTCAAGAGGCTCTTGATATGGGGTGACCCATGAATCTGCATTCCATAGTGCGCAGCGCCATTAGCGCGGTCAATCCTCGCGTCGAAGCGCAAATTTATCGCTCATCCGGGCCCGTCAAAAACCCAGATTATTCGACCTCGCCGGGTTTCGATCCGCCAGTGACGATGATGGTGCAGAAGCAGGCGTTAAGTCAGGAAGATATCAGACACATGGATAACATGAATATCCAGTGTGTACTGGTCAGCATCTGGACGGATGGCAATTGGTGCGGGATTAACAGGGATCGGCAGCAGGGTGGGGATAAGTTCGTTATCGGCAATGAAACATGGCTGGTTGTGGCTGTTCCTGAAGTCTGGCCGGACTGGACGAGGGTTATCGCATGTCAACAATTGACGTAGGCCTGCAGGTCACTGAAAGCGATCTGTTTAAGGCGACCGGCGATTTCCTTTCAGCTCTTTTCCCGGACGCAGAAGTCACGCAGACACAGCAAAACCAAACCCCAATGCCGAAAGGCGGTTTCATTACCATGACGCCGCTTTTTTTGACTGACCTCTCAACCAGTGCTGTTGATTACGAGTATGACGGCGTCAGTGATTACGGGCGGGCAGAACTTCGCCGCGTTGATGAATGGCAATGCCAGCTAGATTTCTACGGAGATCAGGCGCAAAACAATGCCACCATCTTTTCGCGCATCGCACGCTCTGAATTCGCATGCACCTGGTTCAGGGAAAATGCGAATGTCCTGGTGCCGCTTTATTCCGGCCCACCGCGGCAAACCTCGATGATCAACGGCGAGAAACAGTGGGAATCCCGCTGGACGCTTGAATTCCACGCAAACCCGCTGATTGTCGTCAGCGTTCCTCAGCAGTTTATGACAGGCGCAGATGTGATATCGCAGCCGGTCGACGTGAGATTTCCTCCGGAGAAATAATAAATGGCAATTTCGCTATCAAAAATCGCCCAGATGCTTCCCGGCGTACTGAAGGCGACAGGGACGGCTATTGATCTCAATGGCTTGTTCCTGACCGACAGCGCATACGCGCCGGTTGGTGCAGTACCCTCATTTTCCAGTGCGGATGAGGTAAAGGCGTACTTCGGCAGCGCGTCGATTGAGTACACCGCCGCGGTGCTGTATTTCGCCGCTTTCACCGGTAAAACACAGATGCCTGGCAAACTGTATTTTAGCCGATTCAATACCGCAGCAGTGGCGGCATTCCTTCGTTCCGGATCGCACGCCACGACCACGCTGGCACAGCTCAAGTTGCTTTCGGGTACGCTGACTCTGACCGTTGACGGCACGGAGGAGACTTCTGCGCCTATCAACCTCAGCGGCGCCACCAGTTTTGATAACGCTGCAGAGCTGATTGAAACCGGCATTGGCTCCTCGGTTGTAGTGACCTGGGATAGCGTGCTGAAGAAATTTATCATCACCTCTGCCACCACTGGTGTGGATAGCACCATTACCTTTGCCGATGAAGGTACGCTTGCTACGGGTCTGAAACTGACCGAAGCGACCGGTGCGGTGATCTCTCAGGGTGCGGCGCCGGCAGTGGTTGACGATATCTTTACTGCCATTCTGTCCAAAGAGCAGGACTGGGTAACATTCTCCACGACGTTCGCTGTCACCAAAGACCAGGCTAATGCGTTTGCGCTCTGGACAAACAGCCAGAACCACCGCTTTGCCTATGTCCCATGGGACGCATCAGGAACGGCAATCGTGGCGGGCAGCTCGAATGCACTGGTGTATGACATCATCAACACCTACGCCTATAACGATACCTGCCCGGTGTATGGTTATCCGAACCACGCAGCAAACGCTATGGGGTTTGTGGCTGCGCTGAACTTCACGCAGG